CAAGAACTCCTGATACTTTACATAGTAGGCAGTTTGCTACTTTTCTTGATCTTATTTCTGAAGGAGAAATTGAAGGTTTTGCATCTGCTTCAAAAGAAGGACTTACAAAAGGAACGACTGCATATAACAATGCTGCATTAAAAGATGTATTTTTAAACGATACTCCAGTTTTAAAAGCAACAGCCACTTCTGCTTCTCCAGCTACAACTGATTTTAATTTCCAAGATGTAACATTTAATCCTAGATTTGGTACTTCAAATCAAACCAAAGTTGAAGGTATTGAAAGTAGTTCCTCAATTACAGCAGTAGGAACAACAGTAACCGCAGCTTCTCCTGTTACACGACAAATAACAAATTCAAATGTTGATGCAGTAAATGTAACTATTACATTACCTCAATTACAAAAAGCTACAGACAAAGGAGATTTGTTAGGTTCTTCTGTTTCTTTAAAAATTGCTGTTCAATATAATTCTGGTGGTTTTACTGATGTTATTTCAGATACTATTACAGGTCGAAGTGCTGATGCTTACCAAAGAGATTACAGGATAAATCTTACTGGTGCTTTTCCTGTTGACATAAGAGTTACTAGAGTTACAGCCGATAGCTCAGATACAAGTTTACAAGACGCATTTCAATGGACAAGTTTTGGAGAAATTGTTGATGATGCTTCTACTTATGCCAATAGTGCATATGCTTCTGTTCGATTGGATTCAATGCAATTTCAATCAATTCCTAGCAGAAAGTATCGTATTAGAGGAATAAAAATAAGGATTCCAGGAGCAGGTGCAAACAGTTCTGGTACTCCTACTGTTGATAGTACTACTGGTCGTATTGTTTATCCTGATGGCTATATATTTAATGGAGTAATGGGTGCTGCTCAATGGTGCTCATGCCCTGCGATGGTTTTACTTGATCTTCTTACAGATACAAGATATGGATTTGGTAATCATATAACTGATAGTTCCCTTGATTTATTCTCTTTTGTTACTGGAAGTAAATTTGCAAACACATTGGTGTCAGATGGATTAGGAGGGCAGGAAGCTAGATTTAGTTGTAATGTAAATATTCAATCTTCTAGTGAAGCCTTTGATCTTATAAATGAGTTAGCAGGTGTAATGAGATGTATGCCGATATGGTCTGCTGGTAGTATTCTTCTTGCACAAGATAGTCCAAAAGATGCAAGTTATTTATTTAATTTAGCTAATGTAACTCCCGAAGGATTTAGTTACTCAGGAAGTGGATTAAAAACAAGAAATACTGTTATTTCTGTTTCTTACTTCAACATGGATAGTAGAGAAATAGATTATGAGGTTTATGAAGATACCGCTTCGATAGCCAAGCTGGGAGTAATTATTAAGCAAGTAAAAGGATTTGCGTGTACATCAAGAGGTCAGGCAAGAAGATTAGCAAAGGCTATTTTATTTGCTGAACAAAATGAAAGTGAAATAGTTGCATTTGCAACTTCTGTAGATTCTGGTGTTGTTGTTAGACCTGGTGCTGTTATAGAGATAGCTGATCCTGTCCGTTCTGGTCTTAGAAGAGGAGGAAGAGTTAGTTCTGCCACAACTACGCAGATAACTGTAGATGATTCTGCTGCAACCGATTTACCAACAACAAACAATCCAACATTAAGTGTAATTTTACCTGATGGAACTGTTGAAACTAAGTCAATATCAAGTGTCTCAGGTGCAGTTATAACAGTTTCTTCTGCTTTTTCTCAAACTCCAAATGTTAATACAGTGTGGTTGTTAACAAACGATGCAGTTCAATCTCAAAAATTTAGAGTAATAACAGTAGAAGAATCTGATGGTATAAATTATGCAATTACAGCTTTATCTTATGTAAATGAAAAATACGCATTTATTGAAGATGGAGCAACTTTACCAACAAGAACAGTATCAATACTAAATCTTCCAAAAGATCCACCAAATGCTTTACAAGCTGAAGAAAAACTTGTTGAAATAAATAATCAGGCAGTATCTAAACTTATCGTTAGTTGGCAACCCATTGTCGGTGTTACGCAGTATCAGGTTAACTATAGATTCAACAATGGTAATTTTGTTTCTACAACAGTTTCTTCTCCTGACTTTGAGATATTTAATACTGATATTGGAACGTATGAGTTTCAAGTATTTAGTTATAATGCTGCATTACAAACAAGTGCCACTTCTGCTGATCTAACCTTTAATGCTGTTGGTAAAACTGCATTGCCATCAAATGTTACTGGATTATCAGCCGAACCAATAAATGAAAAATTAGTAAGATTACGTTGGAATTTATCTACGGATTTAGATGTTACTCATGGAGGTAGGGTATATGTCAGACATTCAACTTTAACAAATGGAAATGGAACTTTTTCTAATAGTACTGATTTAATTCAAGCATTAGCTGGTAATACAACTTCTGCGGAAGTTCCATATCTTGAAGGCGAATATATTTTAAAATTTAGAGATGATGGCGGTAGATTCTGTGCTGGAGAAACAAGCGTAATTATTGAATTACCTGATAATCAGGCACCTTTAATTACACAGACAAGAAGAGAAGATACTGATAGTCCTAAATTCCAAGGAACAAAAACTAATGTTGCCTTTGATGCAACTACAGATACTTTAAACTTAGTCGGTGGCGGTAATTTTGATGATATTACAGATTTTGATGCTGTTGGTTCACTTGATGATTTTGGCGGAATAGTTCCAGAAGGAACTTATGATTTTGGCGGAACTGCTGGTGGAGATACTTTAGATTTGGGTGGTGTATTTAGTTTAGATTTAAAACGTCATTTTTTAACAGAAGCGTTTTATCCAGCAGATTTATTTGATTCAAGAGGATTGATTGATGATATTACAGATTTTGATGGAACTACAGCTACAGAAGTTAATGCTGAAATGTTAGTTAGAGTTACACAGGATAATCCTTCAAGTTCTCCTACTTATACTGATTTTCAAACTTTTGCCAACGGAACTTATAAGGGTAGAGGATTTCAATTCAGGGCAAAACTTACAAGTAATGATGTTGCACAGGATATAAAAGTTTCGCAGCTAGGTTATACCGCATCTTTACAGAGGAGAACAGAACAAGGTAATGTTACAGCAAGCGGAGCAGGAGCAAAGGCTGTTACGTTTACCAATCCATTTTTTGTTGGTACTTCTTCTTTGCTTGGAGCAAATACTAACTTACCCTCTGTTGGTATCAATGCTCAGAATATGGCATCAGGAGATTACTTTGAAGTAAGTAGTGTTTCTGGAACGGGTTTTACTGTTCACTTTAAAAATTCATCAAATGCTTCGATTGATAGAAATTTTACATATCAGGCTGTCGGATTTGGTAAAGGAGGGTAGAATAAGCACAATGTTAGTTACTTAAATGGCAGAACACGATTTTATAATTGATAACGGAACGGGTAGTGCAGTTCGTACTGACCTAAATAATTTATTCCAAG